AGATGAAGGCGTAGCTAATGGTTTTGATATCTCTACGGCTGACTCCAACCTTGTCAGCATTGACTTGGTGTATGTCACCGTTGAGGAGAGTATCGGCAAAAGTGTTGCTGTACCTACCAAGATAGTGACCGAGCATCCTAAGTTCAATGCCAGCAAGATCGGCACCCACAAGGATCTGCCCTGGTGTTGCTGTGAACAATTTTCTGAATTCTGCATCTGATTTACATTGAGCTAAGTTTGGATTTCTGTGTGCACATCTGTGCGTAACTGTTGCTACTGAGCAGTGGTGATGTATACGATTAGCAGTCGTACATAGCTTGAGCCATGCGTTGGTGCCTTCGGAGATCATCCCCAAGCTCTTCGTAATATCGAGACATTTCAGAAACTCCAAAGCAACTGATGGCCCACCGGAGGCAGCCGTCTCCTTCAATACAGTCTCGTCGATAATTGGCTTCCCAGTAGCTGTCATCTGGGTTGGTTTCCAATTGTGATACGTCTGTAGAATCCATGAAATATGATCTCTTGATGTAATTATTGTGTCCTTTAAACGTGTGAATGGAGCACCTTCGACATAGCCTTTGGTCCGATTATCTCGCTTAGGAGTAAATACTGATCCGGCAACGTAAGGATACCTGTCAAGTAATAGTTTGTGAGTTTCTTCAAGTTGTTTTCTGAGAGACGATGCAAGTTCCCATGCAGCGCGTTCATCAAAATGCCATCCATGTAATTGTTGTTCAGTAAGTAGTTGAGCAACTTTGTGCTCTAGTAAGACCCACTCAGGTATTTGTGGAAGTGGTTGCATAGCTTGGTGGTAACGTTTACATCTTGAGCGCAGTAGGTTTCCATCTCTGGTGACCATTCCTGCCAGTCAGTGCTTTGTCCAAATGCTCCTTTGTATTCACCTAGACGGTGACCCCAGCTAGATAAAGAATGACGGCCATATAACGGAAGTGGCATGTATTCCACATTCCGTTTTTGATCGACTTCTAATAGATCTGTGTGATACAAACGTGATAGCAATAATGTATCTAGTACCATTGCTTGTGGATTAAACCATGAATACAATTTTTGAATGACGGGAAGGTCATAGCCAATGATGTTATGACCGACGAGAACATTTGCATCTTCTAGTCGTTGTACTCCACGAACAATTGGTTCTTGATTACCCTGATCGTTGTAGACACAGGTTGTATCAGCCTCGCTGTCATAAATAACAAGGCAGTGGATTTTGGTAACATCATCAAGTAGACCGTCAGTCTCCAGATCGAATACGAGCATTAGTCCATTGGTATGTTTTATCTACGAACTGTGCTTTCTTAATTGCTTCAGCTGTAGGTGGGTTAGGTTTAAAAATCTGACGTTGCGTCAAACTCTGCGGTTGCTGCTGTTTCATTAAATTTACAAGTATCAAGGTCGTAATTCAGTTGGCAAGCTTCACCAACTTCGCCTGAATAGCGATTTTTAAGGACTCGCACTGTCGTAGCATTTCGTTCAGATCCGCTCTGTTGATCGCGCTCGAGTGCAATAACTGCGTCACTAAGTTGACCAATGCTCCTACTTCCGCGCAGGCTTCGGAGCTGTACCCTTCCGCCTTCTTCATGTGATTGTCCATTAGGTGGTGTTGTTGTGTGACATACAAGAAACAAGGTGATGCCAGTGCGCTCAACAAGTGAGCGAAGCCGGGTCATGGTGTTATCTATCATTCGTCGCTCGTCTCCTTCAAGCCCACTAAGTAGGATTGACAGGTGATCAAGGAAGATGACTTTTGTATCTAGTCCAGCCGCCATGTATTCAATGCGGTTGTAGATATGATCAGGGTCGTAGCTACCGAAGCCATCAAATAAATGAAGGTGCCAGTTAGCAATTGTCTGGTCAAAGATCTCTGTTAGCTCGCCTCGTTGTTGTTCACCGAGGTGTAGAGATTTTCTAGCGGCGACGGACATGAGTCCCAGTGCAGTTCGTCGATTTGATTCCTCAAGCGCCAGATAACCGCACCGCTCGCCCTTACTGAGAAGGTAAGCACATATCTCTCTGAGAACGCTGCTTTTCCCCACGCCAGAGCCTGCAGTAAGCGTGACAAGCTCTCCATATCGGATCCCGTGTAATAACTTATTGAGGCCTTCGAATGGGTAGTCATGATCAGATGGTGGTGAAGGTGTAGTTACTAGCTCTAAAAGAGTTTTGGCATCAACAATGCCGTCTGGTTGGTACTGTTTATGACTGAAGTTCAATACTTGACGTACTGCTTCATTGTCTCCAGCTTGTAATGCCTCTGAGGCGTCTTTGTAATCGTCTAGAAAGCCTATGAAAGTCTTGCTAGGTGGTAGTACACTAGCGGCCTCATTAGCGGCCTCCTGGCCTGCCTCATCGTTATCAAAGAAAAGAACAATCTTGTCGTAATGGTTGATCCATTCGTAGTTCTTTTGAATTGCTTTCTTAGCTGCAGCTGCACCATTTGGGATGGAGACAACTGGCCAAGGTTGGCACTCATAGACGCTCATCGCATCCATCTCGCCTTCAACAATGATTAGCTTTTGATCCTTAGCTGTTTTATGTCTGAAGAGCTGCATGCCATAAAGACTGCTGACATCTCCTTCACAACGAAACTGTTTATCTTTAGTCCTTACTTTCGCCCCGACAGCCTTTCCAGAACTGTCGAAATAATAGTGGCGTAGGATCTCTCCATCTTTGTAGGTCTTGAATAGTTCACAGGTACGTTCAGAAATTCCTCTTGATTGCAGCCGTCTGGCTGAGCCTTTGAGTTCGACATGGTTCAATTGATGACTGTGATTAGTGGATGTGTTGCCGTCAGCGTGTTTGTAATAACCACACTGTTTGTGGCACCATTCATGTCCATCGCTGTATAGAGCGTTGGCATCACTGGAGCCACATTGTGGACACGGTATGTGTCTTACAAATTCAGACTCGTTATGTGAGCCATTTGAGTGGGATGTTCGCAAAGGAGCACCAAGGTATGTTTAATTTCTCGCAGAATTTTGCGTAAGTAGTCTTAGATTTTTTAGAGATTGTGTTGTAAGGAGCCTGGAAGACCATACGAAGATCCAACTCAGGATGCTGTTGTTTGACGGCTTTAATCTTCCGTCTGTCTGCAGCATCCCAGTACCCTTTACATTCCAGCACTACACCATTCGGTAAAAGAAAGTCTGGTGTGTATAAGTGTGGAATTGTATAAGGTACTTTCTCTGTTTCGTATTCGTAGTCAACAGCCAGGTTGCAAAGAAGATCCGCGACCTTCTCCTCAAGTCCTGATCGGAATGCCATTTAGAAGTCGTCGTCGTCTTCAACAGAGCTAGGCTCAGCTGGCATCACGTTGGGTTCCGAAGTTTTATACCCAGCAGTATTTCCAAACAGTGCTGCAACATCTTCACTAGACATGTCACCTACATCGACACCAGCTGACGTAGCTAGTGAGACAACCTGAATACCCTTCAGTTTTAAAGTAGTGCCGTAGGTAACACCATCTCGCAAGATGTAAGGCTTCTGAAAGAAAGCCAGCTTGACTTTTGATCCGCTAAAAATAGGCAGGTTACTATCAGTAATGACAGTACCTTCAGTATCTACAACAGGCGGCTTGTTATCTTCATTCCAACTAAACTTTACTTTGTATTTATCTTCACTCAACTCTTCCCAGGGTTCAGGCTTAAGTACTGAACGCTTTGGATTCTTTAGTTTAGATTCAGCCCACTTAAGAGACTCAGTGCGGTCATCTTCTAGCTTGTCTACAATCTCTTGGCTAACAATAGCGCCAAGTGAATAACCAAACTTAGACGGTGCCATTACAGCTTGATAGCCTTCAAGGATAACAGGCTCTGGTGTTACAAATGTGTTGCGGGTCATTAACAGAAAAAATAGGTGGATTCAATTACGGCTTCCGGTTCAAGGTCACCAATAATCGGAGGATCAGTTTCAGCACCGATTTGTGCAGCCCAAGACTTCAAGTAGTCATGTTCCGCAAATAAGTGCATGTATGTTTCACGAACAATGGATCGTAAAGAAGACATGTCAGTAGCACGACAAAGTACCGAGTCGTGTATGAGGGAAATCGGAGCGTTGAAGCGTAGTGCAGATAGGTGGAGGAGGCTTGCATCTAGTGAATGAATAAGGTTGGGACTTGTTGCACTTTTATGGTGTGATTTATCAACCTTATCTTTGTCACCAGTAGCTAAAAATATGTTGCATTCACCAAGTAATTGAAGTCGGATGCGTTCAACATTCTTCTTCATTAGCTTTTGAGTTACGACAAACCCAGATGGTGTTACCCATTGGAGTTCCTTTAACCCTCGGTCAATGGCTGCAGTTACTTCCTCTTCTATCCACTTCATGACCTTCATCGGTCCTTTGAAGTTTTCCTTCATAGCAGTCCTTACAGCATTCACTATCTGCGTAAGTTCTTCTTTCTCTACTTCTATACCATCTTCTTTAAGCGCTTCTTTAATGTATGAACGGTTACTAAAGGGCTTTGCATTGTAAGGAATAGTCATTACAGTACGCTTGGTTTTCTTTCTATCCCAATAAGGTTTTATCCTGTCTGGAATAGAATCAATACAAGCTTCCGCAATTACTTTGTAAGCATCTTGAGGTCTTTCACTTGGTACTACATTGACCAGCTCAGCTGTAGTTTTACAACGACATAAGCCAGCCAATACCTGAAGTCCAGACGCAGTTGCATCTATCGCAACAGGTAAGTTTGTGTAGTCACGATCACAAGCAATTAAGCAGTGATAGAACTCATCACATGCGCTTAGGAATTGCCAAGGTTCAGACATACCTTCCCAAGTGGACAGGTTGCCAATAGGGTCAGTTGCTACAGCAGTAATCAAAGACTCATTATCTTTAGTCCACTTCAGCCGCTCACTGATAGGTAACTTGTCCATACCAGCGGTTGTACTGACTTGAAAAGATAACCAGTCTTCAGCTTCAGGTGTCATCAACGCACTCTCGTAAAATTTCAAGAGTGACTTACCGAAATCTGTACACTGAGGTGTCAAGAATGCGGGAATTGGATAACATCTTCCACGATAATCGAACGACCATGGCACAAAGAATTTCTCATGCTTCTCAAACACATCAACAGCGTGCATTGTCATACGAGTACGACAAGAACGTTTAAATTGTTGAGCGTTGATATTCATAACCTCTGCAGCACGTCTTCGATAATCCTTACGTGAAGCTTTGTTGTCTGCTATGTCGACAGGCTTGGGTGGTAGAGCTGTCTCTACTACAGGGATGAACTTACCAACTTCAATTCCTTTCTCTTGCAACGTTCGAGCAACGTCAACAATGAATGGATTCAAGGTGTATGCAACCTTCTGAATGTGGTTCAGAAAGTTGATTGGTGTTTCTCCCTGTATACACTGCCGCTCTCCTCTACGCACCATGTCATAGCCCTTCATGACTTCGTTGAGGATGTATCCACCCTCAGTTCCATCGGGCTGCCAATCCTTAGGTTCAACGATCATCGGCCAAGCAATCGGGCTGAATAGCTCAGCTGTTGCCATGACATCATCTTTGATTGCCATGAAC